TTCGTGATATTCCTGTTGGTCCGCCAATAACTGCTAATTTCGGTTGACTTGTGGGTGGTGCCTCAATGCCCGATGATGGCGTTGGTGAGTATGATGCGGGATTGCTACCAATTGGTGCGGGCGATATTAAACCTTTCTGCATAGGTATATTAGCAAATATACTGGGTTTGGGTGCTGCGGGTGCGGGCGATATTAAACCTTTCTGCATAGGTATATTAGCAAATATACTGGGTTTGGGTGCTGCGGGTGCGGGTAACGTTGCGGAACCTGTTTTAGAATAGTTTGCAGATAATGCTGCTGCTCCTCCTGCATCTAATGGTTTTAGTCCTTGTGATTTTCTAATCGCAGCATAAAATGGTGACTGTAACGTCGCTGTAATCTGCTGCTGATTCATCGCCGTTCCTTGTGATGGTAAATCGCTACCAATGAACTTGGCAAACTTACCAGTAACGTCACCCACCTTACCTAAAACCTGACTCGCTTCTGCTGCTTCTGCACCCACGCCCGCTGCGTCCGCTGCGGGTGCCGCCTTATCTAAAAGTCCTGCTACTTTGGTTGCTCCGCTTGCTATACCAGGAATAATCTTGCGCTGCAACACTGTCGCTGCACCACCAACTACATCACCTGCTCCTGCAACGAAATTATTGAATCCTCTCTTAATGCTACGTCCTAAATTGCGAAAAAAGGATTTGATTCCCATTATATATTATGACTTATATTATAATTTATTTAGGTGCCAATTCCAGTAGCGCTCTTTCCGTTTCTTTACGTTGCGTCGTTATTAAACTTGGCGCCATTGTTGGTAGGTTCTTCTCGCTAAAATCTACACGTATTACCAGGAACCAGTCCGGGTTCCCTACCAGTTCGAGCGGACTGTAATCATCATTCAACAAACGAACTCTTAAATACGTCAGTTCACGATTTGATATTTGACTAAAAAACGGCGTCGCATTGAAATATTGCAAAATCTTTGTGGGCGTACACGTGATTGGAATACGTGCGAGTGTTGCACCGTTACTACCACTATTGTCTTTGTTCGCCGTCTGCACATTTTCCAACTGGATTACTATTCCTAATGTGCTTGTGAGATTTACCACTTTTGTATTTGTGTATGGACTTGTATACGAACCTGCAACGAACCCGAGATTCTTACCCATTGTGGTCGAGTTAATCGTAAAAGAACCTGCCGTTGCTGTGGTGGTTATTAGGTTGGTAGTTGAACTATATGTGAATGAAATACTGTATGTATTGAAAAAAGCGTTTAGTAGCACTACGACTTGTGCAATCGTGTAGTTGCCTGCGGGCAGAGTATAAGTGTTACTATTAATCGTAAGAGTATTATTCTTGGAATTTACCATATTGATAGACACGGGTATACTTGCTTGTTCGAGTCCAATTATAAAATGACTCGAATCTGCATTGCCTAATAGGATTGGTGAAAAGTAAAAATTGATGTCAGTGTTTAGTGTTGTTGAATTTAACACTAAATTCTGTCCTTGTGTGCTCAAAAATATCTTTGCGGAACTATGTGTCAATGGATTACTCATTTACATATAGTTATATTTTTATTAATATATCTTGCGAATAAACTGTCTGGGTAGTTTCGGTTCTACCGGCACAGGAACTGGTTCTGGGAACAACTTGGGTTCAGGAACTGGTTCTGTTGCAGGCAGACGCTTTTTATTCTTGATGATAATAACCGGCGCGTCTTCTTCGTCGCTATCGCTCGCGTCTTGGAACTGTATCACGGTGGGTTTCTTCTTCTTCTTGGGTTTGGGAACTTCTGGGACAATTATTTGTTTCTTGGTCTTTGGTATTTCCTGCTCTGCTTCTTCCTGCTGTTCTCGCTGTCTAACTGCTGCACGCACCTCGCGTGCTTTTGCCAGTGAGTCTAATTGACGCTGGGTCGCAACGCGCTTGGGTTTCTCGATTGCACTTGCTGCTGCTGCGGTTCCTTCCGTTATTTCAAACAACGTCTGTTCGTCGTTATCTGTATCCATGTTATATAATACATACAGATATTAATTTCCCCCATTTTATCCAATACAAATTGCTAAACAACTATTCAGGTCGGGTTTTAGTTTGTCCATATAATACTGCTCGCGTGTACGCCGTTCATTAGCATCTTCCGTCTCAATGACTTCCAACGCTTCCATTTCCCATTCCTTGAATCCGCCACTACCCAGTATACACTTATATACCTTACGGTTCGGTGCTTCATGCGACTTCTGCACGTGTTTACCTAAACGTTGCTTCAATGTCTTGGTTGTGCTACCCACGTAGAATGAGTCGCAACTTTTGCTAAATAATCGGTAGATGATTGCCATTTCCTTTTATCTTATGTGGATATTTTATTTTCAGGCGGTGTCATAACGAACAGTTTTAAATCGTCCAATACGTCCAATAGTTCTTTACGTGCAAAATCACCGATGTGTTCGTAATAGTGGATTTGGTCACACAAAAATGTTCTTTCTTTTTCTGGTATGAAATGCGTATGCTGCACTACCTTTATGAACACACGCTTAAATTCATCTGGCATGGAAGTAGAAAAAAAGGCGCGACTTAACCTTGCTGTTTTTTCTTCTTTTTCTTCGTTCATTTTTATATGTTTATATTTTATTCCTGGTCTTCTTCTAAAATCCCAAATATGATAATATTCTTTTCTGTTGTTCGTCTGTCAATACTTTCATAATATATTTTTCATTAAATCTACTTACTATTGGGAATGTGAATAAATTGTTTCTTACTGTTAGTGTATAATCGTAAAAGTAATGTATATCTATTCTTGTGCTTTCATCTGTTGCTATTGCTCCATCAGTTAACTCATATGTGGTATACTTATCTTGGTTGCCTGGTTTGCTGCCAGTGTAAAATGCACCAACTGGAATTTCTAATATTTTATTTAGAATATGCTGGATATGGTTGCCTTGAACTTTGAGGTTTGATACCACTTTCTTTCTTTCTTCTTCTTCGCAGCACCAGCAACACTTGTCGGTGTCAAACTCCTCCAATTGATCACCACAATTAATGCAACTGTTACCTCCATCATATTCCTGTTCTACTTGACTCATTGTTACTTGCTTTTGCTTGTTTTGATGCTATAAATTGTTGTCAATAAAATAAATCAACTTTATACGGATTGCGTAACATGTTTGTTTGGTTTTTCAATAAAAAAGATGCATTTGCATCGTTTTTATAGGTTTTTGTTACATAAAATATTTGCGTGTAATCTTTGTGCATACGTTCCGGAATTCAGCATTGACTCTACCTATTTGGTCTCTAATCTCATCAATCAACATTTTCTTACGCTCTCCTAATGGTATTTCTGGACGTTTCATATCCGGTAAATGAACCTGACGCTGGTTTTTTGGCGTATAATAGTCGATATTGTCGTAAAACTCTACTTTAAGAATTTTTATTAGCGATAATAGTGGCGCCTGTTCCAAACTTTTCATTAACTTCTTAAACGTAATTCTCCCATAAATATCACGGTTCTCATATACATAACACATATACTCGCTGTCATGTATTCCATCAATTGCAACACTAAACTCTTTGCCGTCGCTATCATAATGTGTTTCTTTTGGTAATGAGTTATTATGTTCCTCGACCCACTTCTTTCTTTCGGCGGAATTGTCGGCGTCTTCTATTTCTAAATACCATATTCCTTTCACTACATTCAACGACGAACGTTTTATCTCTGGTCCATGTGTTGGAAATGTATTTGGTACAATGACGCCGTCGTCGATGCGCTCGCCGTTCTCTAACTGGTATCTTCTTACTACTGGTTTGTTCATTTTGCTGTGCTTTGATGCTATTAATATGTGCCTGTAACTAAAATCAATTTTTTACATTCTGCTTCTTCTTTGTTTCTTTCACTACCTTTGGCGAACACTCGTTGTGTGAGTATCCTTTTCTTCCTCTGTTACATCGACTACCACACTCACAATTAACTCTTAAACTATTTATTACAATAGACGGTTTATTTTTTTCAAATACCGCTATTATAGACCACGAGAACCAATAATCCACGTTTAGTATGTGCATTTTGGTTAGTCCAAAACCTTTTTTTTCTATCTCTTTTAACCGAAATGGCGTAAAATTCATAACACCAAAAATATAACAAAACTTATCTGTTAGTTCTGTTGTATGGTCTAACCATTTACTCCATAATGAATATGGCGGGTTACCAATTATTAAATCCACCTTTTCGTTATAATCGAAGAAGTCCTTACCGTCGGTTATTTCACACCAATCTTTGTGACATTCTGGTAAGTTATTATAAAAGTTTACGGTTGCTTTTC